ATATAAATGCTAAGAAAAAAGCAGGTAAAAAATCTTCTCATAAAAACTCTAAAGCTTATAAAGCAGCAGCAAAAGCTGGTAATGCATTAGAAAAGACAAAGAATGAAACCACACTTGCTCAAGATAAACTCACAGTACTTAGTGTAATCGATGGAGATAGAAACCTAGACAACGATCACCTCCGCAAATTATTTGCAGATTCTGTTGGCACTTTTTATATATACACTAATGAAGAAGGAGAGTATGAAAATAATAAAAAGATCAGCAAACAAGATGCATATAAGTATGTTGACTACTATAATGCTAGATTGAAAGGCAATAAAGATAAAGAAGTAAAATTAGGAGCTGAATTAGGAGTATTAGGAATTGAATCAGAACTTCAGTTTAAAATAGGAGAACTATCAGCTGATCCATCTGCTTTTTCAACAAATGAAGGAGATCACAAACCAATGAATCCTGGGATACTTAAAGATAGATTAGGAAAACTATCCTGCAGTAAAGTAAAAACAGCAAAAGGAAAGTTAAAAGATAAGGGTACGACCTATGCTAAAGCTCTCCAAAGATACTTAAACTACCATTGCCAATGATATTAACGGAAAGTACACTCAATAGAGACGCTTATTTTGTTAATGCTACAGAAGAGATAGACACTCTTAAAGATAAAAACTGTGTAGACTTATTCGATCAAAACGGATACCACTTAACTAAAGCCGAACAGGCTTTTTTACCCTTTAATGGTTATGATCCCGTAGAAAGAAGACATGAAGATTGTTTAAGAGCTCCTTGGCTAGTTTGGGGTAAGAGAGATGGAGCACACATTAACCACTCAGACCTATTTGAAAGAAAAGGATTTGCTGATCACGCTAAAGAACAATTACTAGCTATAGCACAAACTAACCCAATGTTACATAAATTAGTCAAAATGAAGCCTAAGTGGGGCATAGACATATCAATCGACTACGTATCTGAAGACGCAGTATTCGAAGTATTCCACTACGAATGGGATTCATTCGATTACGATACATTACTCGAGAAAAAGTTGGAAATTGAGCAATTTGTTCTTACCTTAGACTGGGATGATGTAGCTAAGACTTTATGGAAAAAGAAAAAGGAATGGTATAACTTAGATTTTTTCGCTCAAACACAGTGGAGAACAGATTACTTCGGTTTATCACCAGAAAAGTTTAAAAACGTTATTTGGGAAGACTAATCTATTTATTTATATAGCTATACAACATACACATATGATGACTTATCAAGAAATTAAAGACCGTTTATCTAAATGCGAATTAGCATTAACTAGAATGAAAAGCGGAAAACATAGTACCACAACTTCTATAGACATGATAAAAACCAAAGAAACTCTAGAAGTTCTTAAAGAATCGTTAACTAGAAAGCTTACCTTACTAGAAGAAGAAGATATGGGGGATGACGGGTACGTAGCAACTGATGATGAAGGCGCTGCAGAAGATCTGGCAAATAAGGGAGTTAAAGTAAAACTAACCAAAGAAAGTGAACAAGTAGAGTTCTCAGCTGATGAAGTAAAGTTACTAGCAAAAGATGTTGGTAAAGCTGTAATAACAGCTCTTAGACAAGCAGGTGATGAAATAGAGAGCATCAAAGCACATGACTTCGATATAAATACTTTTGAGATATACGTAAAATATAAAAGTGATTTTGAAGATGAATTTGTGTTCAATATAACAGGTTCTAAATTACATTTAATAGACTTTACTGTAGATAAAGTGATAGGAGACGTAGGAGTAAAACCTTCAGGAGAACCTTTTATTAGTGTAGATGTGGTAGCTAATGAATTAACTAAGCATTTTAAGTCTCTTAATGAACAACCTATTACAGAAGAAGAAAACGATAGACAAAAGTACCTACGAATGTTCGATATGTACAAGAGAGCTTCAAGAAATGACAGAGATGACCTACGACCTAGGTTAGAAAAAGCTGCTAAACAATTAGGAATTAAATTACAACTCTCAGAAGCACCAGAAGGACTATTCTACTTAAAAGTAGATATTAGAGATGCTAGAAGAGCTATAGACATATTAGACGATAAGTACAGAAAGCAAGTTGAATATAGCGGTTCAGATACATATTACTTTGGAGATGAACAAACAGCATACGATGCTATGATGGATTTTTCTGCTAACGATGTAGTAGTATCAGATACAAACTTGGACTTATTTGCAGAAAATAAACAAATAGCGGAAGGAGATAAAGTCACTTTTGGTTACGATTTAAATGCTATACAAGATGTAATAGATCATTTACTATCTAATTATAAAGAAGAAGAAGATTTCGTACTCCATATTGGTAGAGGAGATGATTTACCTAATGCTGTTACTTTCCCTAGAGGAGAATTTAGAGACGACCACGATTTAAATGACCTGTTAAATGCAGCACAGAGTGATGAAGATAAGTACGATGCGTATACTAAAGAAGGAGCAGAACACCCTGAAGGTGGTCATGATCAAGGTGGAGATCTAGATGTAGGACATCAAGATGATGAGCCGAGTATGCTTAAGAAAGATTTATACGATATAGCTGTTTACGCATCTAAATTATATAAGCAATTAGATAAGTACGATAAAATGGATGGAGAAGTAGATTTTCCACATTGGTGGCAGAAGAAAGTTACTTTAGCTAGACAGTATGTATCTTCAGCACAACACTACTTAGAAGCAGAAGAAAAGCAACCTATGATAGATGCTTTAGCTTTACAAGAAGGTGTATTCGACCAATTCGATGCTATTCCAAAAAGAGGCAATTTAGATTTTAACGACATTCTATACTTAAGAGGAGCAGTAGCTGACCTTAAAGACGAAATAGCTCAGTTGTATAGAGATATGGAACAGGAGGCTGAACCAGAAGGAGGTCCAATGGCAGATATGTATGGGAATCTTTTAAATAAAGCTGAAGAAAAATTATATAGAATGCAAAAACAAATTGCAGACTATGATATGAATGAAGGAAAGCAGACAGAAGCAGAACTAAAAGATAAATGGAGAGAGTGGAATAAAAAACACCCTAAAGATCAGATTGACTGGAATGAATATAGAGAAGAGCATGAAGATGAGTTAATAAGTGAAGCTAATATCAACCCAGAAGCAGAAAAATACGTAAAAAGATTTATAAAAGGAGTAGCTCAGAAATACGACTACGGTGAGATGGATGCTGTACACCTTATATATCAAGTACTATCTAACACAGGTTATTTAGATATGAGACTTGAAAGCAAAAAAAGTAAAGCACTTCTAAAAGAATATACAGATCAATCATTTATAGGCTCAGAAGTAATTGATACGGCTAATAAGAATGCACCGGATATGTTCGGAAAGCAGATCTTTGCAGACCTATTACCAAAAGGTGTAGCTAGTGAAAACGATGCAGTAGAAGCTTTAAAAGCTCACGATAAGAGTCCTATCAAAGGTAGAATGGGCCGATATGCACCAATGTTTGTACACCTACAGTATCATAACTTAGAGCATGAAGGTGAGAATTACAGAATACATCAAAAGCAGTACTATAACAGTAACTTTAAAGATAAAGACCCAGACTTTAATCCTGCAGTAAGTGAAGTAACAATATTTCATATCACAAAAAAAGCAGCAGATAGACGAGATAGTGAAGAGTCAAAAAAGTTAGGTACTATAATTGTTAAGACAGACCAGTACGTACAGGACTTAAATGCTCTACCTGGATTAGGTAAGAGAGTTAGTGAAACAGCAGTTAATGAAGGTAGAGGAGATTTAGATATTATTGTAAGAGTAATTACTGATATGGCTCAAGAAGACGGGATAACACCAAAAGAAGCAGCATTAGAAGTAATTGAAGCAATAAGAGATGCATATATAATTGACGCTTACGATGAAGGAGTTGTTAATGAAGAAGCAACATGCTGCGGTAAATGCGGTAGAGTGCATGTTAAAGCAAACTGCAAAAGACCTTTTCTAAAAGGAAAGTCTCACTGCAGAACTAAATAATAAAGTATGAAAGTAAAAGACCTAAAAAAGTTAATTGAAGAAGCTTATATACAAGTTCTTAGAGAAAGTTATGACCCTGATCAAATGCAAAAAGATGATGAAGAAGATCATGGAGTAGCTTACGACGACGATGGACGTCCATTAGGAGAAGCAGAAGAACCTTCACCAGAAGACCCGGTAGGAGATGAAAAAGCATCAGAAGAGACAGTATTAGAAGATGCTACAGATACAATGTTAGAAAAGTTTCCTACTCTTAAATTAACGTTAGTTAAGTTAATGACAGAGGACTTTAAAGAGTTTGTTGATACTATTGATTGGGTTTCTCCTAAACCAACAACATTCAGAGTTAATTTAGTAAACGGACAAGACTTTAGTTTAAAATGGACCGGAAAGAACTTCCAAGCTCATATATTAGGTAAAAGGTATATGTTAGGTAACATAAGTGAATTCCAACAAGCTTTAGATAAATTAGCTAGACTCTACCAAGAAGCACCACTTAAGGGAGCAGGTGAAGAAGGCGAAGGAGGAGAAGCAGGAGAAGCAGACTTCGGCGGCGGCAGCGGTGGAGGAGATTTCCCCGGAGAAGAAGGTGGAGGAGAAGCAGGCGGTGAAGCTGGTTTCGATGATGCAGGAGGTGCAGAAGAACCAACCGATACATCAGGAGATATAGATTTCGAAGCAGGAGAAGAACCAGAAGCATAAAAAACATACTCAGTAATGAACGTAGTAGATAAATTATACACAGAATGGGCATGGAGAACTAAATTAGGAGTACCTGATATAAAGAATCCGGAAGATAAAGCTATATTAGATACTATTATTTTTGAAACATCAGGAAAGGTCTTAAACGAAGTAGCTGTCGAATACGACAAGTACCTAATGGACAATGGTTTTCCAATTATACCTCAAGCAAAAGGTAAATACAGTCAACCTCAAGGCTCAGGAGATATGAAAGTACATCCTGACGATTTAGCTACGTACCAAAAAATGTTTCCTATGAATGCAGGAGACCAGACAGTAGGTCCAGGAGAAATAGCATTATACTGGTTATTTCAGCATCAGAAAAATTCTGTTACGTGTACAGATAATAGAGGAGGATCCGAACCAGATTTAACTATTGGATCGGTAAAAGCAGAAGTAAAAGCATATAAGTCACATAATGGTAAAATAACGTTAGGTAAATTCGGTAGTCAAAAAACTAACTTAGTCCTATTAACAGTAGTTTTTGGAATACAGGCTCTGAGTTCTGTCTTGAATATGGAATCAGAAGCAAAAGTAGTTAGGCCTACAAGTTTTACAAAAAACGAATTAATAAGAGCTTTTGAATTTTATTTTAAAGTAAAAAACGCTCCAGGCTTTTTAGCAGCTGCATCACAGTTTGATTTCATAAGATCATTGAAAGAAAAAATAGACATGGTTGATAGAGTTTTACAAAACCCTAAATCACCAGAAGAAGCCGCTTCTAAAACGCTAGGAAGAATAGCAAAAGAAAAATTTAAAGTAAAACCAGGATTCGGCAATTATATAGCATCTACTTTAAAGAGTGGAGATATACACTTTTTTCACGTAACTGAAACAGCATTAGATGTCAATTTATTAGACCATGTAAGTATTTCAGCAGGTGAAGTAAAAGTTGATTATATGGCCTTATTTGGCTAAAAAATAAGTTATGGCAAAAGACATAAAAAAAATAATCGCACAAGAGTATATCAAGTGCGCTAAAGATCCGGCGTACTTCATGAAGAAGTATTGTCATATCCAACACCCTACTAGAGGTAGGATTCTTTTCAATTTATACCCCTTCCAATCAGAAGTACTACACTTATTTAGAGACCAGCAATATATTATTACATTAAAGTCTAGACAGTTAGGTATTTCAACTTTAGCAGCAGCCTATAGTTTGTGGTTGATGTTATTTCATAAAGATAAAAACGTATTAGCTTTAGCAACTACACAAGCAACTGCAAGAAACCTTGTTACAAAGACAATGTTTATGTATGACGAGCTTCCCAAATGGTTGAAGCTTCCAGCAGTAGAAAAGAATAAATTATCTTTAAGACTTAAAAACGGATCAAAAATAACAGCTAAATCATCTAATGCAGATGCTGCAAGATCAGAAGCGGTATCGTTACTGTTAATAGATGAGGCGGCGTTTATAGACAATATTGCTGAGACCTTTACTGCTGCACAACAAACACTTGCAACCGGTGGACAATGTATGGCTCTATCAACTCCTAACGGAATTGGTAACTGGTTTCATCAGACATGGGATAAGGCAGAAGCAGGTGATAATTCATTTCTACCTATAAGATTACCATGGACGGTACATCCGGAAAGAAATCAGGAATGGAGAGTACAACAAGACAGGGACCTAGGACCTAGAATGGCAGGACAGGAATGTGATTGTGATTTCTTAGCATCCGGTGATACAGTATTTGAACCAGAAGATTTAAGTTTTTACGAACAAACATACTTAAAAGAACCTGTAGAGAAAAGAGGTATAGACGGGAATTTATGGATTTGGGAACAACCTGACTACTCTAAATCGTATATGGTCGTAGCAGATGTCGCTAGAGGAGACTCTAAAGATTACTCTGCATTTCATGTATTTGACATAGAAACATGCGTTCAAGTAGGGGAATACAAAGGAAAATTATCTCCTAAAGACTATGGAAACGTATTAGTAGCTATAGCAGCCGAATACAACGATGCACTACTTGTAGTAGAAAATGCAAATATTGGATGGGCTACAATAGAACAAATATTAGAAAGAGAATATAGGAATTTATACTATAGTGCTAAAAGTCAAATGGATACTGTAGAATCATATATGACTAAATACGAAAGAGACCAACTAGTTCCAGGCTTTACAATGTCGGTTAGAACAAGACCGTTAGTAATAGCCAAAGCAATGGAGTATGTACGTGAAAAAGCTGTTACGATACAGTCTAAACGTACTTTAGGTGAGATGAGAGTATTTGTATGGAAGAACGGTAAACCACAAGCACAGACAAATTACAACGATGATCTACTTATCGCACTAGCTACTGGCCTGTATGTTAGAGATACTGCATTAAGACTAAGACAACAGGGGATAGACCTAGCCAGAGCACAATTATCATCATTTACTAATCTTAATGCAAAAAACCAAGCTGTTATATCAACAGTTGCTTCCCAAGGAAATAATCCGTATATTGTTAAAACACAACACGGCCAAGAAGATATCTCTTGGTTAATTGGATAAACCATATTTATAAATAAACCATATAGATGGCAGATACTTCACTATTTAAAAGACTAGGCAGACTTTTTTCTTCCGATGTAGTAATTAGAAACATCGGAGGAGACCAACTCAAGGTTGCTGACGTAAACCAGATACAGACAACAGGAAAGTATCAAACTAATTCATTAGTAGATAGATTCTCAAGACTCTACATCTATAATAATAAGAATATATTCAATCCTAATCTGAATTATCAGACACTACGTATACAGTTGTATTCTGATTACGAAGCTATGGATACTGATCCAATTATCGCTTCTACCCTAGATATCCTAGCAGATGAAGCAACCCTTAAGAATGATATGGGGGAAGTACTTTCCATTAAATCCTCAGATGAGAATATACAAAAGGTACTTTACAACCTGTTCTACGACGTACTTAATATAGAATTTAATTTATGGTCATGGACTAGAAATATGTGTAAATACGGTGATTTCTTCCTAAAATTAGAGATTGCAGAAGAATTTGGAGTATACAACGTACTCCCTTACACTGTTTACCATATGACTAGACAGGAAGGACTTGACCCAGAAAATCCTGGGAAGGTTACTTTTCAGTTAGACCCAGATGGACTTGCTTCATCACAGGATCCTAACTATATGCCTAAAAGTAACAAAAAGGTAGTAGAGTTTGACAACTACGAGATAGCACACTTCAGACTAATATCAGATACTACTTACCTACCCTACGGTAGATCCTTCATCGAACCAGCTAGAAAGATATATAAACAACTTACTTTAATGGAAGATGCGATGTTAATACACCGTATCATGAGAGCTCCTGAAAAGCGAACATTTTATGTTAACGTTGGACAGATACCTCCTAATGAAGTTGAGCAGTTTATGCAAAAGACTATCAACACGATGAAAAAGACACCGTATGTTGACCCTCAAACAGGGGACTACAACTTACGTTTCAATATGATGAATATGATGGAAGACTTCTACTTACCGGTTAGAGGAGGAGACACATCAACAAAAATAGAAACCACTAAAGGACTAGAGTACGACGGTACAAACGATATAGAATACCTTAGAGATAAGATGTTCGCAGCATTAAAGGTACCTAAGGCATACTTCGGTTACGAAGGAGACTTAAGCGGTAAAGCAACTTTAGCTGCAGAAGACATTAGATTCGCTAGAACGGTAGAAAGACTACAGAGAATAATGGAATCTGAGCTAACTAAGATAGCTTTAGTACATCTATATACTCAAGGGTTTAAAGGTGAGTCACTTACTAACTTTGAAATTAGCCTTACTAACCCGTCTATAATCTTTGAGCAGGAGAAAGTAGCATTATTGAAAGAAAAAGTAGATTTAGCATCCCAGATGCTGGATACTAAACTATTCCCTACAGACTACATATACGATAATATATTTAACTTCTCAGAAGACCAGTATATGGAAATGAGAGACTTAGTAACTGAGGATAAAAAGAGGTTATTTAGAATTACACAGATAGAAAACGAAGGAAACGATCCTGCTAAATCAGGTAAGTCTTACGGTACTCCACACGACTTAGCGTCACTATATGGACGTAGACAAGGTGATCAAAAAGGTATGCCATTTGGTAAAGTACCTCCTGGATACGAAGATGATACACCAGGTATAGGTAAAATAGGACCTGAAGGCGGGAGACCAAAAATTAAAGCATCACACTATGGTACAAATGACGGACTAGGAGGAAGAGATCCTCTTGGAAAGCACGGTATGAAAGGCGGATTTGACTCAGACAACGAAAATGTTAATGAACAGGACGGTACAGCTAGAGTAGATAACACACTTGCTAGATCACTTTTCTATCAAAACAGAGACATTTTCTCTGAAAAGAAGCAAATTATCTTTGAAAGTAAGGAAAAAGAAGAGGATAAGTTACTTGATGAATCACAAATCAAGGATTTAGATAATTAATCACTATTTATAAAGGTAAGGTGTACTTCGTGTACAACAAAACAATAGAATAATGCGCATTAAACACAGTAAGTATAAAAATACCGGGCTAATATTTGAATTGCTTGTCAAGCAGATTGCAGCAGACACCTTAGATAAAAAGGACTCTGCAGCTGTAAGCATTTTAAAAAATAACTTCACAGGAAGAACAGCTTTGGTACGTGAATTCAAATTGTATGAATTTATTCTCAAAAACAAATCAGTATCACAATCTAAAGCAGAGTCTATTGTATCGACTATTATCGAGGTAGGTCGCACTATAGATAGAAAGGTACTTAAAAAACAAAAATACAGTTTAATAAAAGAAATAAAAGAAAGTTACGACTTAGATGAGTTCTTCTCTATTTCTGTTAAAGACTATAAACCATTAGCAGCTTTGTTCTGTTTGATGGAAGCTCATAAAGTTACTGATGTAATAGATCCTAATTTCCTAGTTGATAATAAGACTACTATATTAGAACACTTAACTAAAGAGCAACAAGACAAAAAAGAAGTAAGAGATACGTTAATCGAAGAGTATTCAAAATACGATAAAGATTTAAAACTTCTTACATTCAAAATACTATTAGAGAAATTCAACTCTAAATACGGCACACTACTTCCAGAACAGAAAAATATATTAAAAGAATTCATTACTTCAGTTGATTCATCTACTAGATTGAGAAACGTAGTTAATGAGGAATTTAAGAAATTAAAAACTGTTCTTGATAAAATAAAAGCAACTGTGGAAGATGAAATCGTCTCTATTAAGCTACAGGAGATTACAAAAGCAATCAAACCAGTAGCTAAAACAAAAAGAGTAACTGATGATCATCTTGTAAACATAATGCAGTATTACGAATTGATTAAGGAACTAAAGTTACTATGAAAGTAAGTGAACTTAAGGAAATTATTAAAGAAGTATTACAGGAATTAAATGAACTAAGTGCTACCAATGCAGGTGGTGCTTCTTTTACACCCGGTACAGGAGCGCAATATGCGACTCCTAATGCTTTTTCTAAGAAAGGAAAAAAGAACAATGCAACTAAGTATGCAGAGAAACTTGGGTATAAAGTAGCTAAAACAAAAAAAAGACCATATAACACTAAAATGTTTGACTATCTAGATGAGAACAATACAAGAAAAATATAACGCAATACTAGAGGGTAATTTCTCTAAGTCTCAATTTGTTAAAGATGCAAAGAGGGAATTATCTCAATTTATATCTCCATTTAATGGATATAAAGATACAGTAAGTATTCTTAAAAGCAAAGGAGTAATATTCGAAGCTGCAAAAAAAGAAGTACCGCACTACGACAAGCCAGAACCTGGTTACTCTATCGAAACTATCGAAAGAGGAGTAGATTATGAACTAGAAGGAATGGGACTAATGTCTCAAGAAACAGTATCAGAAGAGGACTACGCTAAGGCAAAACAAAAAGCTGAAAAGAATCTAAAAAAAGATCCTAACCACTACTTACATTTATTAGCAGGAGAATCTAAAAAAGTAGACAAACATGATCAAATGATTCCAGTAAAAAAGAACAACCATGTAGATACTATTAATGGATTAAAGAAAGCAGAATTAAGAGAGGATATAGACTACACGTTGGATCCTTATGAAGATAGAGATAAAATACTTAAACAAGTAATGTCTCTTTTAGTAAGGGAAAAAGGAGCAAGTAGAGAAGAACTTAAAGGATTTATCAGCACTCATATGGAAGACATTTTAAATGCACCAGATGAAGCAGCAATCGTAGATGAATTCGAACAATACATATCAGTTAATAATGATTATGTAGACGAAAAGAAAGGTAAAGATCATGACGGAGATGGAGATATCGACTCAGACGATTATTTAGCTGCTAAAGATAAAGCTATTAAAGGAGTAAAAGAAGTAGGAATGTTTCATGACCCTAGAATGTCAAGTGGAAACTT